GTGGGGTAATACAGTTCCGGTTTCAATGCGAAGGAATACATATAGAATTCATACCCCGGGTCTGGACACCCGGTATGGTGTATTAAGGACTGTTCGTATGCGAGGTATTTGCCTGTATGATCAAACATCAATTTTCCATTGCATTCGAACCGAATATTTTTCACGAAGCGATAATCGGATCTTTTACCCGCGACATGACTAGAAAATTCTTGATCGGAAGATGTTACGTCAAGTAAATGATCTTCGTTCCCTACATTTGGTCCAGTCTCTTCTTTCGCTAAGAAGAATAACTCTTTCACGGGATTTGTAAACTTTAACAACGCCGATTTCTTAGATTCGTTAGGCTTAAATTGCATGGTCGATAACTGCTGCTGTGTTATGAGATACTCCATGGGCCGTGTGAGTAAAAAGTTAATTTCGTCTCGAGTAATGAAGTAGAAATCTATGATGATAGACGCCTCGATGATTGACCCTATATCCGTCTTGGTGCGTACCATGTTTCCAGAAACTTCTTCGTATCTAAACGTCACGTCATCATCTGCATCTCTGAACTTTATGTGTATTTCTATTAATTGTCGAGTAATAGCGCATATAGGTATGGCTAGACTGGGATTTCTAAAAAAGTAAAACGGTAAGTTTAGATAAAACGTTTTTGGTGTGTTGACGATTTGTATCTGATTATTGTGACCATTCATGTAGTAAAGAGTCGTGTTTGCGTCATCCTTGTTGCTATGGAGTTGATTATATAAGTCTATGTAATCACCAGTCAGTCGCTGAATGGTTTGACCACCTATCACCAAATCGACGTATTGTATGACACTTGTGGAAGGTGAAGCATTATACAGGTTTCCAGGTGCGGTTACGTTTGGCAACTCTCCCAGGGTAAGTTTAAGGATCACACTTCGGAGTAGATCACCGACGTTATTTGGAATGCGAGCTATAGCATTCCCACCCAATGATACATTTCCAGTGATGGGAATGCTGACCGCTTCTGTAGAAAATCGGGTATGTCGTTTATAGATGGACGAAAAGTACGAAATTTTCGGTTCCCCGGTAAGCCATTGATCCTGGATACCGGTGACAGCGAGGCGTAAACGTCCAGCCATTCTTAATACATGTGAGTAAAATTTTATCAAATAAAAGAATGCGATATTATAGATGGATTTACGATTGAGAAAATTCAACCCAGCCAAGATGGCCGATGATAAGGTTTGTGTATTCATAGGAAAACGTAACACGGGTAAATCGACCCTCGTGACTGATATTTTATGGTACAAGAAACATTTACCAGCGGGTATTGTTTTATCGGCTACTGAGGAAGGTAATCATTATTATCAACAGTACATACCTGACCTATTCATATATGGCGACTATGACAGGGAGGCGATCGAGCGTGTGATGGACCGTCAAAGAAAGCTTGTGGGTGCCGGTAAGACAAATTGCGGAGCCTTTCTCCTATTGGATGATTGTATGTACGACAATAAGTTCATGCGCGACACCTGTATCAGACAGTGCTTTATGAACGGCCGTCACTGGAAGATTTTTTTCATGTTGACTATGCAATATTGCATGGATCTGCCTCCGGCCCTTCGTGCGAACGTTGATTATGTTTTTGTCTTACGAGAGAATATCATCCAGAACCGAGAGAAACTTTACAAGTCGTTCTTTGGTATCTTTCCGTCGTTCGACATGTTCAATAAGGTTATGGATGCCTGCACCGAGAATTACGAGTGCATCGTGTTAGACAACACCAGTAAGAGTAACCGTATCGAGGATTGTGTCTTTTGGTACAAGGCTAAGCTTCATAAGAACTTCAAGGTTGGGGCACCGGAGTATTGGCACGCGCATAAGAAGATGTTTAACCCCAAAAGAAGTACAGTCAACAGGATAGACCCCAAGGTTGCCAAGAAATCGGCTCTTAAGATTACCAAGACGAGATAATTTTGTACAATTATAGTAAGATGCCCACACCTAGATCGGGTACGTCGATGAACATAAATCAGGGAAACAGAAACGTTGAAAACTACCTGTTCAAGAGAAATGTCATGAATATAAATTCAGTCGGTACGGGTATGTTGGGTAAGCGAAGACGCGTTCCAACAAACTATACACCCGTTGCGAATAGTGCCAAACGAAGGGATTTGGAGATGGTAGCGAAAGTTGTTCGCGTGTCGAATACGAAAGCAACTATACAACTTCCTAAGCGTGTCATAAAAGAGCTACGTGCAATAAACGATATGTCCACCCTTAAAAGATGGGAGTACGGAGGAAAAATAGATTTTGTATCCGACGGAAGTACGGTCAAGTTTAACGTTCCGACACGATTTACGTCGCAACAAAAAATGCAAGTGAACGGGCATATTACGGGAATATTTAGAAATTCATACATTTCGTATCACACACACCCTGGTATATCAACCGCTAAAGGCGATTCACCTTTACCTTCGAGTACTCGAAACGTGTACGTGACACTTCCGAGTGGGGCAGACTTTGAAGCGTACATTAAAGGGTATCCGGGTATGCAAGCAAATATCATCTCGGACAGGCATGGATATTACGTTATTGATATTATTGAATCCGCTGAAAGAGGCCAACGACCCGTCCCTGCGACGGTGAATAAACATATGGAATGGGTTCGTATGCAACCCTTTTTCCGATCTAGGGTATTTGGAGAAGATGGCGGGGAATACTTTGCTACTACGTTAAGAGACTGGAAAGGGGCTATTAACGGAGAGTTGAATGCACACATGAAACGTGTATTCGGCATTTCTATAAAATATTATACGTACAGTGAAGAACCAGCTACAATCACTGTGAGTCGTGTCGATGATACCACCGGGCGATAGAATCTTCTAGTTCATCAACCTCATACCACGCAGAATGACACTCGTTAGAGTTTTTATCTACCGAACATATTTCTTCGGCTTCCTCTATGGCTTCCTTGAATCGTAGATGAAGACGCAAATTCTCGGGAACTGGTTTATTCGGTTTAATTTTGATAGGCTGTTTTTCGTATATCTCGTTTAGAACATTCTTCCTGGTTTTTTCAAGCCTATATTTATAAGAATCATTGGAAGAGTATGCTCGGATATACATACTATAATCGAGTACTATTTTTTTAACTAGGGTTAAAGATTAGAGACAAATGTCACATATAATGGCGTACGAATCCCCGGACTGTAATTTTAAATACAGAATTTCTTCATTGGAGAAGGTTGTTGACGGAGACACCATCGATGTCTGTATCGATCTCGGGTTCGACGTGTGCACGAAACAACGAGTTCGTCTTCTAGGCATAGATACACCAGAGTCCCGAACCTCTGATAAGGTTGAGAAGGTGTTCGGTCTCATGTCCAAGAATAAGCTCAAAGAGTGGTGCATGAAAGCCGTCGCCTCGGAGAAGGACGATATCGAGATCGAACTTCGCTGCCCTGAACGCGATTCGCGTGGCAAGTTTGGTCGTATTCTCGCAGAAGTATGGGTGTGCGAAGATGGCCAATGGACTAATGTAAATAAGTGGATGTGTGATGAGGGTTTTGCAGTTCCATATGTAGGACAAAATAAGGCGGACGTTGAGAAATTGCATCTCGCGAATCGCAAGCGACTCATGGATCACGTGAAAGAAAACGCGTTATACCCAGAGATTCTGAATTCCGTAATCGGACCAGTCGACTAAATATAACGTGCAATGTTAAAAAATCACCATTCGCCCCTGTAGCTTAGTTGGTAGAGCGTCGGCTTTGTAAGCCGAAGGTCGCGAGTTCGAGTCTCGTCGGGGGCAGGGCTTGTAGTGAAACGGATATCACTCTGGACTTCTAATCCAGCATTCCGGGTTCGATTCCCGGCAAGTCTGTTTACTCATTTCCAACCGAGGGAATGAGATTAATTATGTCTAAAAAGTAATCCAAAGATGCGTTTACGAAATTGCCACCATAATTACGCTGCAATATCTTATTCGTATCATAAACCACAAATAACGCAAACAGTATCGAGATAATCTTACTAGGAACGACGGATTCAGACTTACGCCTCACATAGGTATTAATAACCCTGGCGATTAAGATCGTCAAGAGTGAGAAGAAGAGTATCTGACCAAGAATATCGAGATTGTATCCCATCTTAACAGTGAAAATACCAGCGACTAACATGGCTATAAATATACCCACGGTCTCGAGTAGAGCTTCTTGTAAATTGGGTACATTGTGCAGTGTCATACCAGCGATGTACGCCAAAATGGTAAATAACCCTACCTTAACAGGAATGGGTAATCGCAAGAGACTCAACACTAGAAGTATCACCAAACCAATTATTCCTATCAATAACGCGTTGGAACGAGCGATATCTTTCATGTAGGCATTTCTGGAGGTCGCTTCGGCGGCTCTGTATGCGACAAAAGTTTGAAAAATAAGGTGTCCAAATACACCCGCCATAAAAGGTATCTTCTTCTGTAAGTTACTCATTTATATTACATTACAAATTATTTTGGTCTACATATGGGACATCTATATCGTAAAGTTCGGTGTTTGCAGAATTGACCCTCCACACAACAATAACACATCTCTTGAATTTCGCCATGAATACATATAGGTCCTTTATTACACGTACTACATTGAAGGTATGTATTTCCGTGAGGACACCACGGAACTATTTTATACATGAAAAATTTACAGTTTAAACCTTTATACCCTGCATGAAGGATGGTGTACCCGTTTTATAGCGCGCGAACGAAGCCTTGTCGTTGATATAATACTTGCGGTATGCGTCGATCACATCTGGGCAATGATACGCCGCGGGCATACATTCCGGAATACCCTGGACAGAGTAGTAAGCGGTGTCACTTTTGTGTTCGTCGAAATGTGGTGGAACATTATCCTTAAGCCATCGCAAATGTTCTTCGCACGTATGGATTTTACCGTATCGTTTCGTGTATTCTTTTGACAGGGCCAATCCGATATCACATGCGAACATGTAGTTACGAAGACTAGAAGAGATCCACATTGTCATAGGATGTTTCTTGTGAGCCGGTTTGTACCCGCGTTGAGATCCGTTTTTCGTATACGGAGCATGTTCTCGAACGTATTGTTCTTGATTGGCGTAGTACCACGCGGTGTACAACATCTGAGCGATCTCTAACTGGATCTTGATGACATGTTGATCACAGGAAAGTTCTGCGATCTCTTGTGGAATCAAAGAAAGGAAGAAAATGTTCATCTTACATTTTGGTGAAATGCATATCGACTTAAGTACACTTAAAAAATCTGCGCGTACTTATATTAATGCACGCACTCGCAGCTCTGTTACTGGCTCCAGCTGGAGCATTACGCAAACGATTCAAGAGAAACAGGGCATCATTTTTAGCGGAACCACCCCCACCTCCCGATATAATTAAACCATGGGAGTTTGGTGCATATTCCGTGAAAGCAACCGTTGAAGCCCGCGACGAGCTCGGCGAACTTGATAAAACCTTTATTGGATACAGTCAAAACATGGATATCACGGAACGTACCGCTAAAGCGTGTGATCGGTACAAAACAAGTGGAACAAAATGTGGAGAACCTGTGATGGTGATTAAAGGAGGTGAATGTGATGAAGTTATTTTCATGAAACTAAAAAACAGTACGAACCTCATACGTTTACTCTCTCCCTGATTCTTCTATTACCACGGGTGGAGCCTCATACCATTTAACAGGTTCTAAAAATGTAGCACGAACGTCATTTTCTTTTATTTCGCGTACCTGTACAATTCTACAATCCCCGGGGGTTATGATAGGATTCATTTTTGTGGGTTCAGTTACAATAATTGGTTTACAGAATAAAGCAAGCATTTAAATTTAACAAGATTTTTTAATTTGATATTTTCCATTTAAAATTTCTGACTAATTAGTATGGGGAAGAAGAGTCGCCGCGAAAAAATTTCACCTTGTTCATTTGAATCTGAAATGTACGAAGAGGAGTATGAATTTGAAATAAATATTCCGAGTTCGGTTCCGAAAAATGATCACCAGAGGGATTATAATAGGGTTTTATATGGAATGAAACCGATGGTGTTTGCAGTTGGACCAGCTGGTACAGGTAAGACCATGTTAGCATGTTACGCGGCTATACAAGGATTAAACGACGACTCATTTAAGAAGATCGTATTGACACGCCCCGCAGTTTCCGTGGAGGAAGATATTGGATATTTACCCGGAACGCTCGAAGAGAAAATGGATCCATGGACACGTCCCATCATGGATATTTTTGGAGAATTTTATAATCAAACGCAGATCGCATCCATGATTAAAGAAAAAGTAATTGAAATATGTCCTCTAGCGTATATGCGTGGACGTACGTTTAAGAATTCTTTTATTATAGCTGATGAGATGCAGAATTCAACACCTAACCAGATGAAGATGTTACTCACGCGTATAGGAGATGATAGCAAAATGGTAATAACAGGGGATCTTAGACAACATGATAGAAAATATGAGGAAAATGGACTCAAAGATATTTATGAACGAATCAAGGATCGCACACATAAACGTATAGAATGTATTACTTTTGAGCACACGGATATTGAACGAAGTCCCATCGTGAAAGATATTTTAGATATTTATGGTGATTTAAAAAAATAATTAACAATATAGGTAATGTTACATGGCATAGGAATTTCCAAGGGTCTCGAAATGGAAAAGGTTCGTATCAGTGGAAAAAATCACGTATTATTTCGGGGTAAATCCGGAAATCTTTCGATGCTAGACGCAAAATGTCCGCACAGGGGAGCTAACTTATGCAACGGTCGCGTGAAAGGAGATCGCGTGCAATGTCCGTACCATGGCTGGGAATACGACACGAATGGAAAACTTGTCAAAGTACCCTCTGCGCATAATATACCCACCGGTGGAAATATTGGTTCGTATCCCGTGATTGAAGACGGAGGATTTATTTGGACCGCTAAGAAAAATCAACCTCTTCCAACTCGATATTGTAAAGAACTAACCGATCCTAGCTGGGTTAAAGTGTATGGTTCAAAAGAGTTGAAAGGTAACATTTACGATTGGATCTTGAACGCGACTGATATTTCACATATAAATTATGTTCATAATTTCGCCGATGAGGATAATGGAATTGTCACGAATCTTAAGGTTGAAACGGTCGACGACTATGTAGACTGTTTCGCGGTTGTTCAACCCAAGGCTTCGTCTACGTTTACGGAACATATGCAACCTAAAAACGGTGCACCTGTCCACAGTAGATTCGTAAGCCCAGCAACATCTATCGTACGTATTAAATTGGCTGGTAAATATGAGTTCATCACGTTTAGCACACTCGCTCCCATAGACGATGTGCATACTAAAATGTCGTGGTGCATGATGTACCCAAAAACACCTTTGATGAACAACCCAATAGTAAATAAACGTTTCCATGATAAAATGTATGAAACGGTCGCTCAAGATGAAGCTATAATTAAGGAGATCGAATGGGTTCCGATGCTTGTAAATGCTCCTTGTGATAAGTTTCAAATCGAAGCATTAAAGCTCTTAGAAAAATAAGTTGAAAAACAAATATGAACAATGGGCGACATGTTGTCGTCGAATCACCCGATGGAAATATGTCAATAGGTACAAACACAGATATAGAATCTCCTCCGATTGTTGAGCCCGAACCTCGGCGTGATCCGCACATGCAAATATACGTCAAGTATCACGAGGTTAATCGTATAACGTGTTGGGTATTTTTGTGGATTGGATTATATGCTCTCGTATCTCGATTTTCGGTTATGGATATACTGAATATAATGTTTCTGGGTGCTACATTATACACAGTGATTTCAGAAGATATTAAGGCACGCCCTTTCTTGGCTATGCATTGTATGTATTGTTTTATTACAGTACCCGTTGCCGTGGTATATAATGCATGGTGGGATGTAGGGTATTTATTTGCATTAGGTCTCCATTTACAACTCACTATTTATTGGTCTAAAGCAGAAATACGCGAGATACGTTAAATAGCGGAACATGAACCACCACCTTCATTACCAGGAAATGCGTTGGAACCTGTCCAGTCTTCGGGGTTGTACGGATACCTGTGTATCCAAAGGTTGCATATCCACTTCTCACCCGATTTCACCGGTCGTCCACCGTGTAACGACTTTGGCGTTTGGTATCCCCAATCGGTGAAATTGTTGAACAAGAGCACATCACCCTTATTCAGTTTAAACTTTTTACCCAAATTCGGGAATTCTGTTTCTCCACCTTCATAATCGTCGTTCAATGCGATTATAGCGGTGACGGTTCTAGGGTTGGGTTCGTCGTAGAACGCGTCTTGATGCGGTGTGTAAAACCCACCCTCCTTGTATTTGAGAACTTGTAACTGTTCGCTGTTTACCGGTTTTCTGTCCGTGTACGATACACACTTTCTAATCATCTTGTTAGCGACCTTGCTTTCTGTGGGGCTTATCCACGCAGTTTCGCTATCTCGGATAGTCTTGTCTACATGAAAATCGGTATCCATATTCGACGGTTCCAGCCTGGTCTCAGCCGTTTTTATTATGCTGTCACATTCTTCGGGCGTGAACACTTTAGGTAAAACCATGGGTTCTTTATACCTTGGTCGTAATAGAATGCATAACAGGATTACTGCTATGATAATGTACACTCTCATCTGATTATATCCAATATTAAATTACGGGGGATTTTGCAAACGTATCTTTTTCGTATGGTTTCTAATACATTATTCATATATAAGAGCAATTCACGAACCTCTGCGATGATATCCAATTCTTTTGATCTATCGATCATATATTGTCTCAAAAGGTCTCCAACTGTATCTATATACATTTGGTATATATCCCTTATATCACGCGTTTTACAGTTGCTTTTGTCCCGCCTCTGAAGCTCACGCTTTAACTGTTCCTCCGTCATGTCCTTTAGTAGATATTTCATACGTAAATATCTATTATCATCATACATGTATCCATAACGGTATGTGATTTCATAATCAAGTTGTATTACACTCACAGAAATCTCTAGAATTGATACGGAAGCACCCGATCGCCGCAATTCCGAATGCGTGGGTCTTCCACCACATGGAATGTCGCCATGTTCTCTCGAACGTTTTTTGAACTCGAAATAATGTGGATTATGTATTCTACCAGTCTCTATAGCCCCAGTTCTCCAATCAAACGCTACATGACACTGTGTACACCACATTTGAGCGCATCCTTCTATTTTGGATATGGGTACGTTACATTTCGGGCATGGTTTCGTGTCTTTCTTCAAGAGTTTCATCGTTTTTACGGTATCTTTGTTACATACATGACCGGATACAAGAATTTCGTGACATTTGTCACAGAACTTATTTCTACATATTCCGCATATCCAATCGTCACACAAAAATCCACGACAATCTTCCGACGGACATTTCTGCGCTATCTTGTGGTATTTGTCACTCGCTATGGTTGGTTCACTATGATTTAAAACTTGCAATGTCTCATAAATACCTATGATAGTTGTCCGTAACACTGAATCTAAACATGGTCTTATTTCACCACTTATATCATCCGTTTTATACATATTCGATAAAATATACACTAGATATAGATACGACCTTCTTAAACTTCGTATTTGTAATTCACGAATGACATACGGCTGTGTTTCGGGCATACGGGCCAACTCCCTTTGAAATAACGTATTTTCGCGGTGTTTTCTATATTCGCGGTTTCGAAAATGTGACGAACAAAAACTATCAACAAATTCTCGACTGTGTTCGTGTTTGCATTTCATGCAATGTGGTTCTTCCGTGGTACTGAGCATATACTTTTGGGAACATGTTCGACACGATTTTAAATCACAAAAAGGGCACTCAACCTTTTTGTGATTTGAATTGTTGTATGTTTCGCAACATACTTCACAACATTTCATTATATAAAGAACGAGTATTTTCTTTAATAGTACTATTTGCGAGTCATGCTCTTCATGAAGGAGTTAATCCACGACTTACTCACCCTATTTTTCTTGGTGGTGGACTTCCTTGATTTAGTCATACCCGCCGCCGTCGCGGGTTTGGTGAGAAGTGGTTTTTTATTGTTATTACCATTGGCCGGTTTGGGAGGAGACGGAGCCTTGGGGGGTTTGGGAGGGAGAGGGGGTTTGCGGGCGATGCCAGGTCTCATCATAGGCTTGGTCGTTTGCTTATTACCTTGCAAGACCTTTTTCGCGCGATTGATGGCAGCTCTTCTCTGACTGGCGGTGGTTTCGTTATTTCTGGGAGGGGTCGTTCGCGTGATCACCACGGGGGTATTGGCCGTTCTAGCTGTAGGTATTTCCAGACGTGCTCGTCGTCCTCCTGTTAAAAATGGATGTGTCAACACCCTTTCGAATGATGGTAAATCCCTGTTTCTTGAATTATTCACCGTACCACGCAACCGGAAATTTTTGATCTTGCTAGACCTGAATCCAAGATAATCAATCGTAAATAGGCTTTTGATGAAACTCTTCATATTGACACGGGCTCCGTGGTCGGGCACCATCGGGGTTTTCCGAGCCGTTGAAGAGAGTTCGTTGTGTAAACTGTTAAGAAAGAAATGCAGATCGTAATACTTGTTAGAATTTCTGTGAATACCTATGTTGGTATATTGTTTCGTATTAACGAGAGGGTTGGGTATACCCGGGAAAGAAGCAAATCCGAAATCGATCATCACCAACTCTAATCCACCGTTATCAATCGTATATTTGGTACTATCAACTTCTATGGATAAGTTCTTATTCGCAACCGATCGAACGAGAATATTGTCCGTGTGTAAATCGTGGTGACGAAACTTAGGAAACTTCTTATGAATCTTGTACAGATTGTAAGACACCTGCGCGACGATCGACTTTAATTGAACGAGAGTAATATCTCGGCGAGTTCGAATGAATTCCCGGAGAGAAATACCATCCACGTATTCGAAATATAGTATATCCTTTCTAAGGTTCGGACCATTTCCTTCGATGGGACACTTGACATATTTGTATACTTTAGGGATATCAAAGTCCTTGAGCTTACGAGCGATTTTATATTCCATCTCGGCGAGTTCACCGAGTTCGGGATCGTTTTTAGGAACTTTCATCTCCTTCAACGCGATAAACTTTCTAGATTTACCCGTTAATTTAGCGCGACGAACATTACCGTACGCTCCGGAACGTTTCCACGATTGATTAATAGCTATATGATTCATGGGGGCACAACCTTTGTTCCCCTCGAGAATTCTATCGATGTTCTTCTGAATACTCGTCATACTTTATGATCAGAAATAAAAATCTGCTATATAGATATACAACATGATTCTCGCACTTATTCTTGTGCTCATCAATATTCGTATTTTCATGGCCATGAAAAAGGCTCAGCCCGCGAAGGCCGTCAAAGCGAAGTCCTCCGATGGTGAGTGGACTGTTTACGGATCCATGGGTTGTGGATGGACTCGTAAGCAGCTCGAATATTTCAAGAGTAAGGGTAAGCCTTACACCTTCGTCGATTGCGATTCTGAGGATTGCAAGGGAATCGAGGGATTCCCCACGATGGTTCACTCATCCGGTGAACGTGTCGTCGGTTTCAAGGAAGTTTAAAGACCCCGGAAAACCTGAATAGAAATAGAAAGTAAAAGTGCGTCAAAGAAGGTCCTGATAGGCTTGAGCACGCTGATATGCTTGCTCAGCGAATTGTTCCAAGTGAAGCGAAGAATAAAAGTGCTGACCAGCACGGTGAGCACGAAGATTAAGATCTCTTCGATAATTTGGCGCTTCGTTCTAGCTTTGGTAATATCCTTGATCATTTATTATGTGTGAAGATTTTTTTCTAACATAATATAATGACTAAAGGTCCCCCTACAAGCGGTGGTGAGCATACGTTTACCACTCGAAGATGGGGTGGTAAGGTGGGCAAGAATAACAACAACTGTTACGCATATGCCGTAAACGATTTTCAGAGATATCGCGGATGGAAGAGTCAGCCTGGAGAGCGCGCTAATTTACGTGCTAATGGTCGTTACATAAGTTGTGGTACTCTACCAAAGCTCGTCGTGGCTGATAATCCTAAGAAGGTGTACATAGTGAAGGGTGGTACAAAGTGCAAGCCTGACTATTACAAAGTGATGCTGTTCATCGCTTCATGCAAGAAGAATAACCACCTGTGCCAGGGTGACTTCCATTTTTATAAACAACATAGCAAGGCTGAATATAAAGTGAAAGCGGGAGATACACACGAAAGCATAGCCAGGTTCTTTAAAGTTCCGGTGACTCGTGTGAAGCGAGCTGCTGCCACTTTAAAACCCGGGCGAGTCATAGTTTTCAAAGCCGAGTTTTTCAGTCATAAACGAGGGTGGGCTACGGGCCCGCTGGTAGTTGGAGCTAAGGGAAAACTGATCAGGGATCCTCGTAAAATATCTAGAGCTTATCCGGGTTTGAATTACGACAAGTACTGTTCATCCTTCTGTGTTAAGAATAAGGGGATCAAGGTTGGACACACTCATCCCAAAGTCCGCAAGTAAACTTTCTAGTTCACCTGCGTCTTCGATATCAAAAAAAGCGTCCAGTGTATCGAAAATATACTGATCCTCTTCCACATCTCTAACAACGGTCGTGTCGTTTATTGTATTTCTAATGGTGACTGTTACCTGAAAATTGGCGCCGTCAAAAATTTTCCTACACGTGGGACATGTTTGATTTCCACGTCGTTTCCATTCCTCTATACAGTGAGAGTGAAACAAATGACCACATCTGATAGGTTTGTTTTGTCTCGTCTCTCTCACTGGATTGAGACATATTGCACACGTGGTACCTTGATCAGTATCGTCCATACAATGGATTTTACTTTAATTTTAAAGGTTTTACTCAGTTGATCTTGGACAGGTTGAGAGAAGAATCGCAAAGACCGCAAGGGCTTCCGTCATCTTGGGGAGCGGGGACCTGATGAAGTTCGGGACCCTTCTCTTGCAGGAGCTTACGGAACGAGTAGTTGTCCTCATACTTGATACCGTTCTGAGTCTTGATGTAGTTATCATAGAGTAGAGACGAGTTGTTAATTGTGTGGCATCTGCCATCGGCCATGCCTAAACGCTGTGACATTTATATTAAAATCAGAAAATTATTTGTCTATTCGTGATAGTGTTGGTCCAAGACTCCACCCCCATTTCCTTAATTTTTTTGATTGCATCGTCCATATTGTACCCAAAATAGTCGTTGAAGTCATCTGATACATCAACCTTCGAAACCCTGATAGCTGGACAATCGTTGATGTGCTGGTTGATTATGTTGTAAGCAAACACGATCTCCTTGAGCGTCTCGGCTCCGGTGATAATGATCTTTCCCGTACCAAAGATACTGGTCGTGATTTCTTTCATGTCGCCTGCTGGTTTAAATTTGATCTTGACCGCAGAATAACGATCCGGTTCAAAGGAAACTTTGAAGACATCGGAATACTTCTCGAAGTGCTGCGTCGTCAACATGAGATTGATGTTGTAGTTGAGACTGAAGTTGGAGTTGATCATCACCACGCGAAACGTGTCGGCCGGTGGTACAATATCTTCGTCGAAAGACTGTAAGATATATACGAGACCAGAGATGACATACTTGCAGTTGAACAGGTCCTCGCAACCTGCGACTTGAATACTTCCATTGGGAAAGATCTTGATGGATTTGATACTGTGACCGTCGTCGTACGTCAGGGTAATCTGGTTGTAGAATGTCGTGGGTTTCAGTGACCAAACAATCGCCTGGTTAGATGTGTCGTTGCGGTGAAGACGGATTTCTCCAAGTTCTTCGAACACCGAACGAATCTTGTTGACCTCGATCGGTTTCGAGAATGCGGAGATCATGGTAATCGTCGTGAGCTTGATCCTAGAAGGGCGAATTTTCTCTGGACACTTTCGTCTGAACTCATCCTGAGTCAGTAAATAGGAGAACGTGTTGTTCGCGATAGACGAGAACATCTTTGAACATACTTTCGAACATAAAGAACCTCGACTTAGGTTAAAAAAATAAATCGTTTTATATAAAATGCCGTGTCAGCAATGCCGAAAGAAATGTGGTGTTCCCATGGCTTGTAAATATTGCAATGGTGAATTTTGTATTAAGTGTTTTAGATTAGAACAACACAATTGTGTTGGTATAGAATTAAAAAAGAAAGAGCAGTTAAAGGATTTAGAGAGGAAACTAGATTTTAAGCCAGAGTGTAAATATGCCTTCCTTCGTTAAGGAGGCGCGTACGTTTATAGACGAGCGTACAAATCTTACCAATGTTGAACTTAAATACTCTCGATACGTTGAAGGGGACGGCTATATAAACGAATCTGCTTGTTTTAATACCAAACCAATTGGAGATTGGGTCGAAATTAAGTTTAAGCATGGATCTACTTCATATGCAGATTTTTTGGAGAATATGATAGTGAACACGACTCGAACGAGACGAGTGATGGCTACTATCATACTGGAAGATATCTTGTGTGAAAACTTTGACGTCAATTGTACGATTCGATTAATGAACGCTATTAAGATTATTGATCCTACTTTCGTACCTCCTATCATAAATAAAGGATCCAAGTGGCAGAGAGAGTTTATCAAAGAATTGTGTCTCTATACATTTCCTCAAGTGATTATGAAATGTGGACATAAAAAGCGCATCATCGCTCTTATCGACGTTTTAAAGTCGATAGTAAAAGAATTATGAGAACTACAATGATAATAGTAAAAGCGTCTAACTTCTTGATAGACTTAACGAATTTCGCACCCTCATGTATAACGGAGGGTTTGGGTTCGTCATATCCTAAATCTATATTACGTCCTGGAATGAGTGGTCTCGAAAGTTCGCATGCACTCTTTCCCTTGCAAAAATCAACCGTCTTATCACCAGCGGTCACACCATACTCGCATATGATGTGTTCGTTCTCAGGCATACCTTCTTCTTCTGTCTTTTTGTGGGGAGCAAACGAGTTGGGTCTTCGACTGGAGCCTGGCAAAGAAAATTCCATTGCCACGTACGGATTAATTTTATCGATCGATGCTTGATCGCTGAGCATATGCTTACTCATCTTTACTACTATCAAGAGATATATTTTTTGTGTGACATCTTCTTTCCGTGTTCGATCCACATCTTATCCAGATCGACATCTAACATATGAGCCAGTTGGAATAAATAACTAAATACATCTCCCATTTCCATCATGATGTCAACTCCCTTATCCTTTTTCATGTTAGACTTCTTAAAAGTTTTCTTAGACTGACGAATGGCGGAAGCGAGTTCTCCAAACTCTTCTGAAAGAAGAAGCCAGACTGTATTAATTTCAGCGCGGTCCCATCCCTTGGACTTGCATATCTTTTCCGTTTCCGATTTGTAAAAGTTTAATGACATTTTTACTTATACATATAACGCTGCAATCCTTTATACGCCTATTTTATCGTTGGCGTCGAGTTTCATACCATACGTGCTCGTATTCGCCGGAGGATTAGGGGGAACCACCAGGGTGTCAATATCTCTTATGTAACCCATATATTGCGCCACACCCGATTGAATCTGGGGGAGAACGGTTTTAATGACGATAGAGTTCATGGCCCTAACCTGTTCATTGACCTTTTCGAAATGGTTACCCGCGTTGTTGATAAATACGACGCGCATGATCGCGTAAAGATCGCTCGCATTTTGGTAGTCGATGGAGACGCCGGTCTTATTCTTGAACGCCTGGCGGATAGCTTTCTGAACTATCTGTATGTTGAACTCCGAAAAGAATAGCTTGTTCAGGGGGGTTTCCGTTTGTTTCAGAGAATTAAGGTGAAGTCTATCACACATTTAATATAGTCCAGGAAAAAAAGTATATGTAGATAATAAATGATAGCTGCTGCTGATTTTGACGAGGCTTACAATACCAAGCCCTGCAACATGGAGCCCCCTGTGTGCAAGGCTCCCGAGTGCTTCATCGCCTCGTACCCACCCGTGTCCCCGCCAGGTGTTCCCGGTAATTTCAATGTCAACACGAGTTTCCTCCAGCCTAACAGGTATGCTGAGACGGTCGGCCCCGTCCCCGTCCGAAGCGAAGATTTCAAATGTAATTAAAAAATAGGCATGTATTATCAATATCATGCGGGTTATTAAGCGGTCCGGTCATGTTGAAGACGTAAAATTTGATAAGGTCGTCAACAGGATCTCCAAATTGCGATACGAACTTTCCGATAAAGTGGACGCTTCACTCATCGCAAAACAGGTGTTTTCGTCTATGTACGACAATATTAGCACACATGAAATAGATACATTATCCGCTGAGATATGTATTGGCATGGTTACGAGTGATCCCGATTATGAGATACTCGCTACTCGCATTGTCGCGAGTAATATTCAGAAGACCGCCCCCAAGACCTTCTACAATGCCATGACTCAGTTGTATAACGC